GCAGCGAGTTGGCCGCCGTCGATCGCATTGAGCAGGCGGAACATCAGGTCGGTCATCCGGTACTCGCCGACCACGAGGTTGTCGGCGGCCACCATGAGCGCATCGCCCGCGTTGTCGAGCTTGGCTCCGGAGACTGCGTACAACTCTCCAGGATCGAGACCCTTGGAGCCGTCCGACTCTGCCGACTCGAAGTTGGACGTACGCAGCGTGTTCGCCGTCAGCAGGTCGAACGTCACCGCACGGCGCATCGACACGGCATCCAGGTAGATCCATCGCCCACCCGCGATGTCGTCCGCGTCGACGGCCTGCAGCGCCAGCCGCACGCTGGATGCGCCAGCGGGGCACACGCCGGTCGCCTTGATCTGCTGGTACGTCGTGGGCGTGGAGACACCGAGCGGCTCACCGACAGTGCGCGACACCTCTGCGGCGTCCGCGTCGTCCCAGACGAGCACCAGGCGCACCAGCACGTCATCGCTGAATCCGTCGGAGAGCGCCCCGTCGGCCTTCGCCCATGCCTCAGCGTGGATCTGCGAGCCGGGAGCCACCGCGACGGCGCCCGGAGACGTGAGCGCCATCGACGTTCCGCCGGGGCCGGGCTCGGTGAGTTCCATCCGTCGGCACCACCGGCCCTCAAACGCGTTGACCGGATCCTCGACCAGTCCGTTGCCCTCGGGAGTGAGTCCCACCGCGGCCGCGCCGGCCTCGGAGTAGCCGTTCGGGACGAGGTTCTCCGTGGGCGGCGACAAGAAATGCACGTTGCGCACGGTGCCCGGGCTGGGAACCACGTTCCCCGGCACCGCAAGGGTGATGGGCGTCTGGCCGGCGCGGATGAACCGATCCCCGTCGCGCGAGATCGGGATCACAATCAGGTGCCGCGGCGTCCCGTCCGGGAACGGCACGAAGCCGCCATCGCCGTTGATGTTCGCGACCAGCGTCGCGCTGGACGGCGCGAAGGGCGCGCTCGTCGAGGCGTGGACCTCGAAGCCGTGAAGCTTCGTGCCGCCGACCGGTTCGAAGCTCCTCACCGTCACCATGACGCCGCCGGTGACCGGCTCGGCGCTCACGGTGTAGCCCGCCGACGGCGTCAGCATGTTCTCGCGCACGGCCGGGGTCGGACTGCCCGCCCCGGTCGCGGTGCGGAGCCAGAGCCACCTGGCCGACGAGCGGAGTCCGCGGAGGGTCAGGCGAGTGGTCGCGGTCCCCTCCGAGAAGGAGTGCGCGATCCCGGTGACGGCCGCGTGCTGGACGGTGTCCGGGATGGTGGGCGAGCCCGGGGCAATGCTCAGGTAGTCGCCGAGCTCGTACCAGTACGCCAGCGCCAGCTCGAGCCCGATCTCGCAGCCCGGCGCGGCCATCTCCGCGAGCACGCGCCCCGCGAGGTTCTGAGCCTCGGCCTCGGTGTCGATGGGCGACTCGGTGCCCTCGTAGAGCTCGCAGAACCGCCGACCGAAGCGCGCGATGCTGGACGCATCCTCGACGACGACCCACTTCTCGCGGGGCATCCCCGAGGGCGTGAGGTCGGCCGAGTCTCGGTAGCCGCACCGGACGACGTTGCGCACGTCCTCACGCGTCCAGCGGAGCGAGTCAACGTGCTGCTCCTCGAGCGGGATGGTGGCGTCGGGGGTCAGGTCGTCCGGGTCCTCGCCGTAGATCGCGAGTCGCCAGGTGGAGCTGCCGGCATGCCAGCGCAGCTTCGCGATCCACCCGCGCGCCTTCGCGAGCTCCCGGATCGCATCCAGCACCGACACCCGGGACTGAATGTACGGGAGGACCGCGAACAAAGGCGCGCCGGAGGGCCACTCGACCGCGAGGCCCGAGAACCCGTTGTCATTGAGCAGCTGCGCGACGATGACCTCGAGGTCAACCGACGTGTCCTCGTCGGCGACCCTCACGAAGCGCGCGGTGCCCGCGACCACCGTGGACGCAGTCCAGTCGGAGTCGCCCGAGTTCTCGTCCTGGGAGAGCCCCGCGACGCTGCACTCGTAGACGCTGCCGTTGCGCGTCTTCGGGAGCACGCGGTCTCCCACCGCGTAGTTCGTCTCGAACCCGAACGGACGGATCCCGTGCGAGTAGCTACCGAGCGCACCGTAGACGCGCTCGACCTCGATGCAGCGGTCGCGCAGCGCGCTCAGGAGGTCGGAACACGAGATGGTGACCTCGTCACCGGCGATCTCGATCTCGTCGATGAAGCCCGCGAAGATGGCGGCGCCGTCGCCGGTCCCGTCAACCGAGGTGACGGCTGCGGAGATCTCGACCTCGCGGCCCGGGCGAAGCAGAGGCTCGAAGGGTGCAGCGGGGTCGAACTCCCGGTTGAATGCCGAGCTCTCGGCGAGCGGCGAGAGCGAGAGCTCGTAGATGCGCAGGCTCAGCCGGATGGTCGCGGTCGCGTGGGCCGCGTCGATGTCGTCGGTGACCTCGACGCCACGGACGAGGTCCCAGCCGTCAATGTTCGTGAGGGGCTGACCTCCCACGACCACGGTGACCCGGTGCGAGCGGTCGCGGACTCCTGCGGTGACGATGGCGGGAACGGCTCGCATCAGAACTCCAGAAGGGCGCCGGACAGGTGGAAGTGCCCGGGGTCGAAGACGCCGGCGCGCATGGCGCCGAACTGCTGAATCTCGGAGACCTGACCGACGAAGAGCCGATCCGCGCCGTGGGCGTGTCCGACGTTGGTGATCGCATCCACCGCGTCACCGGTGCAGACGAGGCGCGGCGGGCCGATCGTCGCGGCGTCGCGCAGGAGCGACCAGACCGGCATCCAGTCGTCGGGGACGTTGAACGGATAGAACCCGACCTCGCTGATGCGCCAGGTCTCGCTCGCGGCGCCGATCGTCACCACGCCGAGCGCTGCGGCCACGAGCCAGTGCGTGTCGAACGCGTCGTTGCGCACGCCATCCACCCACTTAGAGCCGTCCCTGCGGACCACGACTCGGCACCACTCGGAGTCGATCTCGATGTCGACGACTACCGTCCAAGCCCCGCCCTGGGCGTGAGCACTGCGCAGCTGCGCGGTCGTGCCAGCCAGCACGATGGTCCCGTCGTCGTCGTAGTGCCCAGACTCGAGCTCATGCGTGAACGTGCCGGTCGTGGCGCCGCCCTTGCTCCCGTAGATGTGCGCGTCGAACGTCCACACCTCGCCCAGCCCCAGCAGAAGCGAGCGCCAGGCCTGCAGCTCCTCGAGGGACATGGACGTGAGCGAGAATCCGAGGCTCGACTTAATCACCCGGCGGTCGACGTAGAGCGCGCCGCTCACGGAACGACCGGTCGCTCCGATCTCCTCGGGAGTGCCGACGGACATCGAGTCGACCGCGATGGGCGGCTCGACGCCGTTGATTGTCAGGACGCTCATGGAGTGGCCCATCCCCCGCCCATCGTCGGATTGCCGGTCTGCTGGTAGCGCCGGCGCTTGAGCTCGATCATCGCCTCGGTCGCGAGTTGCCTGCCGCTCTTGGCCTTGTCGTCGCCGATGATGAAGTTGTAGGTGTCGCCGCCGCCGTTGTTCTGCGCGCCGTCACCGCGCCCGTTGCCCCCGGCTCCCGTGGTCGGCTCGACCGGCACGCGAGGTGCGAACGTCGTGGGGTCGGAGGCGCTGAAACGAGCCATCGCCACGCGGAAACCGCTGGGCAGGTTGAGCAGCTCGGAACTCGCCTTCTGCGCGGACTTCGCGAGTTCGTTGGCGGACCTCGTCGCGTCGACCTGTGCGAGGGACTGATCCCAGGTGAGGTTCTCGAGCTCGGAGATCGCCTCGCGCAGACCGTCGGTCTGCAGCTTCGCGTTGCGGATACCGTCTCCCCAGTCGTCGAGGAACGCGAACGGGCGCGCGCCGAAGAGTTCGAAGCCGGCGATCCAATCGAACACCGACGCGAGAGCCTCGACGATGCCGTTCCAGACCCAGGCGATGCCCTGGACGATGCGACCAACGACGATGCCGAGGACCCGCACCACCTCGAAGAGTGCGCGCAGCGGAATGTTCAGCGCGTCGAACACCGGCGTCAGTGCGGTCAGGAGGGCCGCGACGATCTTGAAGACACCGCCGAGTGCCACGAGCACTGCCCCGAGAGGCCGAACCGCCGCGTAGGCGATGTCGTTGAGCACCTGGATCAGCGGCATGAGCGCCTCGAAGACCATGCCGAGCACGTCGGACACCTGCTGCAGGCCCCGATTCACCTCGTCACTCGCGCGCTGGAAGCCCTTGCTCGATGTCAGGAGCTGCACCAGGCCCTGGATGACTCCACCCATCACGCCGCCCTTGGAGAACCCCTCCATGACCGCGGTCGCAGTCTCTGCCAGCAGTCCACCGGCCTTCACGAAGGCCTTCCCCACGAGCACGCCAACGGCCTTCGACGCGCGGCCGAGCGTGACCCAGAGGTCGTTGAAGACGAACTCAGGGCGCTGCTTCGGTCCGAGGATCTGCTTGTACGCAGGCAGCTTGGTTCGCGCGGGGCCGCGCTTCCCGAACTCGACCTCCTGATCGAGAGCGACGTCGCCGCCCTGCTGCACGGCGCCCCAGAGCTCGCGCATCTTTGCGATGTGCTTGTCGAGCCCGAGCTTCTTCATGATGTCGCCGAACATGTCGGCGATCGCGTCGCCGGTGTCGCGGAGGCCGACGCCCAGCGCCTCGCCCACGGTCACGCCGAGATCCTTGGCGGACTCCCACATGCTGGCGACGCCTTCGGGCGTGAAGATCTGGTCGGCCCAGTTCTTCATGTCCGAGCCGAACTCGAGCGCGTCACGCGTGTCGACGCCGAGCTTCTCGAAGACCCATGCCGCGGACTTGAGCAGCCCCATCAGCATCGAGGTGTAGTTCTTCACGACGAAGGACAGCGCCTTCAGGATGTTCGTCCCGAGCGACTTGAAGACCTTGCCGATGAAGTCGACAACCGAGCCGGTCTTCTCCTGGATGCCGCCCCAGTTCTCGTTCCAGGCCTTGTAGAGCCACGCGCTGACCGCGATGACGCCTGCCACCGCGGCGACGAGCGCGACCATCGGGGCGCTGATGCCGCCGACGATCTTGATCACGCGCAGCATCAGGCCCGAGAGGCTCTGCAGCGTGGCCGAGAGCTTCATCAGCGCGACCATCGCGATGGAGACCTGGGCGCCGGTCATCATCCATCCGGCAACCTGCGCCTTCAGCGCGGGGTCGAGCGCGCGGAACTGCGTGATGATCCCCGAGATGACCTTCGACATCTCCTTGATGGTCGGCAGGAACATCTCGCCGATGTCGGCGGCCATGCGCTGCATAAGCGCCTTGACCTTGTCGACCTCGCGTCCGACCGCCGGCTCGAGCTGCGCCGCGGCAGCGATGGCACCTGCCACGCCGATCGCGAAGGGTGCGGAGATCTCCGCGATGTCCTTCGCGAGGAAGCGGATCTGCTTTGCGGTTGCCTCGACGCTCTTGACCACGCTCGTGAGCGAGCGAGTGAACTGCGTCGTGTTCGCCGCGAGCGAGACGTAGAGATCGCCGACCTTCAGTGCCATCTGACGTCACCTCTTCGCGGGTCGACTGAACTGCACCACCGGCGCCGACCCCGAGGGGCCGCCGGTCTTCGCGCGCTGCATCGCCTTGCGCTGCTCTTCGGCCTCGAGGGCCAGGTACTCCAGGTGAAGCAGCAGCTCGTCGACGGTCATCTGCTCCACCTGCGACAGCGGCATGTGGAGTGCGTGAGCAACCCTCAGCTGTGCGCGGAGCTCGAGGTCTCCGCGGATCCGTTTCCCAGGTCGGCGTCCCCCTGCACGGTCTCGAGGACGATCTTCTGGAGCTCGTCGAACTCGGGGCCCGCGGCGACCAGCTCGGGCACGTCGGAGCGATTGAAGACGCGCTTGGTCGTCCCGGGCTCGTAGACGCACGACGCCAGCAGCTCCGAGACGAACACCGTGAGGTCAGGCTCCACGCCCTCGCTGCCTCCCGCCGCACGGATCGCCGCCCCCTTCACCGCGAGGCTGGGCTGCCGGACTTCGACCTCGACGACCTCCTCGCCGAACTGCAGCGTGACGCGACGACCGGGGCGAGCGTTGGACAGCAGGATCTTGCGTGCGCGGGACATGAGACCTCAGGAGCCGATGGCGAAGGCGGCCTGTCGAGAGTCGAGCCCTTCGACGGGTGCGGCCTGCCAGTTGATGGTGGACGTGTGGAGCGCGGCGGGGCTGGTGGCGTCGGACAAGGACTCGATCAGGACCCAGGCACGGAACAGCTCTCCGGTCCCGCCGACGTTGACCTCGAGCAGGATGGGTCGGCCGTCGGCGCGCGCCTCGTAGATGCTCGTGCCTCCGAGCACCGGCGTCAGCGACGTGATGCTCCCCGATGCATCGGAGATGGTGGCCTGGCGTTGTACGTAGCCGTCGGGCGAGAACTCCGTCGCGTCGGCGAGCTCGCCCGAGATGGAGATGGAGAACTCCCGAGCCGAGACGGACTCGTCGAGTTCGAGGTACTCGCCGGAAACGGTGACGTCGTCGCCCGGATCGTCGATGAAGGTGATGCGGCCGAAGAGATAGTCGACGACGTAGTCCGCAGGATCGGCATCGATCCCGCCGACCGCGACGACGACAGGCTCGGAGGGGTTGAGCACCCGCATGGCCTCGTCGGCGATCTGGTAGACCTCGCCAGCGACGAGCTCGTCCGTCGGCTCGTCGGTGAACGGGACGGAGTCACCGGCGACGCGCAGCGCTGATGCGAATGCGGCCGTCGTCATGGCTCAGACCGCGACCACGGCCCCGTTGCCCTGGAGCGTACAGGAGAACGTCGCGAGCCCATCGACCGAGCCGCCGGCCTCGTAGGACTCGACCAGGCACGGGACCCGATAGCCCTTCTCGTTGGTCGCGCCATTGGGATCGACGATCACCGTGACATGCACGGTGGCGCCCGAGAGCCGCGCCGCGCGCAGGAGCTTCTGCACGGTGTCGCCCGAAACGTAGTTGCCGCTCATCGAGATCGACGAGTCCTTCAGCCCGGCGATGCGCGAGCGGAAGCCCTCGTTGCCCCTGAACTGCGTGGTCTCGAGGAGGTTGACCGGAGCGGAGAGCGTGAACTCGGTGATGCCGTCGACGAGGTCGGTCGACGTGGGCGCGGTCGTGTCCGTGCGCGCGTAGACCTTCTCGGTGAATCCTGCGACTCCCATGGATCAGCCTCCTGACTTCTTGCGCGCGAGGTCCTGCAGACCGGCCCAGGCCGCCTGGCGCATGTTCTCGGTGAACTTCTGATCGCCGATGTCCTGTGCGGCCTGCTCCAGCCACTTGGGCGGGTGCTCGAGCTGCTTGCCGAAGTGCACACCCTCGTGGACCGCGCCCGCGTAGGGGGCCTCGTATCCGACCGTCGCGCTCACGGAGAGTCTCGAGGATCGGAGCTTGGGGCCGTCGACGAACGCCGACTGCGCGAGTGCTCCCGAGTCCGACGGGACCGTGAGCTGCGCGGTCATCGCGATCTGCGACTGAGCATCGGAGATCGGCTGCTTGAAGTATGTGAGGATGTCCTTCCCCGCCCTGCGGAGCAGGCGCTTCAGCTCTTTATCGCCGGCGAGAGAGGCCATCCCCTGTGAGAAAGGGCCGATTGTTGGGGTCGGCTACTCCTCCGGCTCGGGCTCGGGCTCGGGGTCGGGCGGGATGGTGATGCTCCAGCCCGTGGCCTGCGCGAACGAGATGGCCGCGTGGCAGCAGGCGAGCCAGAACGCATGCGCCGGCTCGGTCCAGTCGGCGGCCGCAGGATCATCGGCGCCGACCGACGCGAACCAGCGGCACGCATCGCCGTCGTGCGTGTTCGGACAGAGGTTGGTGTGCAGCGTGACCGCGAGCTTGGCCTGCCTCTCGTCGATGGGCCGCGCGCGCTCCATGATCTCCGGATGCATCGACTTGAACCACGCCGCGAACTCGCGCGTGTTGTGGAGCTGCAAGATGTTCTTCGCCTTCTTCGCCATCAGGGCGCCTCCGGAGCCTGTCTCACGAGGACCAGGATCGGCTCTCCGC